ATTTCACATCCAAAGATTACAACTTCAGGTACTGTTGCAGAAACAGCTGAAGGTGCTGGCCCATCTGAGACCGGTATTGTATCTGCATACGTAAATGCAACTGTAAAAAAGTATGCTGGACTACAACGCTACTCAGTAGAATTATTAGAGCGTTCATCTGATAATCCTGCATTCTTTCAGGCGATGCTTGACAATATGACAAGGGCGTACAATAAGGCAACAAATGCAGCAGTAATTGCTGAGATCGTATCTGGTGGAACTCTTGCAACATCACAAGCTACTACTTATCTTGGCGTACAAGCATTTATTGCACAAGCTGGCCCAGCTGCATACCTTGCAACAGGTGAACTAGCAACTGGATATATTGCTGGTACTTCACAATGGTCATTATTGATTGGCGCAAAAGATACAACTGATCGCCCAATCTTTACTGCAACAAATCCTTACAATGCAGCAGGTTCATCATCACCAACATCAATTCGCGGCAACATTCTTGGCCTCGATTTATATGTTGATTCTAACATGGTTTCAACAACTATTGATGACTCAGCATTTATTGTTGTGCCATCTGCAATCGCAATCTACGAGAGTCCAGTACTAAGACTTTCAACTAACGTACCAACATCCGGCGAAATTGAGCTAATGCTGTACGGATACTTGGCAACTAAGACACTTGTGTCTGGTGGCCTACAACGCTACAACATGACAGCGTAATATAAACAAATCAGTAATCCGTAGGGTTTAGTAGCCCTAGCCCTACGGAGCTATTAGCAAAGGAGTAGAGATGGCCGCATCATACGTAACTGTTGCTCAACTAAGATCTAATCTTGGTATTGGGTCTCTCTACTCCGATGCCGATTTAGAAAGCATCTGTCAGACCTCAGAGGATTTACTTAACTCTTATTTATGGTTTAATAACGCACCAGTAGTTGGTGCAAGCATTAGCAATAACGTTGCCACAGTAGTCCTTGCTAACCCTGGCATATTTGTAACTGGCCAAAGCGTGACGATAGCCGCAGCAGGATCTACATACAATGGCTCATATACTATTACTGGATCATTCCCTGGCACTACAGTACCGGCATCACTTGCGACAGCATTCTGGACTACATACGCATTTAGCTCATACCCTAATGGTTACTCAATTATTCAATATGCAAAGACAGCTAGTGATGATCCATTCCATCGCATCTTGCCATACGGCACAGCTACTGGCCCTGGCTTTAAGACAGCTGCATACAATGTAACACCAGCAGTAAACCAAGCAGCCATGATAATTGCAGTAGATATCTTTCAGGCACGTCAAGTGTCTCAAAACGGCGGCAACGGAATGGATGGCATGAGCCCCAACCGATATGCTATGGGCTACCAGCTTATAAACAGAGTGAGAGGTCTCATAGCACCTTACTCAAGCCCTAATACTATGGTCGGCTAATGACAGCACCAGTCACTACACTTAGGACAACAATTGCCACCGCGCTTACTAATACTGGCGTTTGGAATACCTTTAGTTATCCACCAGCAACTTTAATCCCTAACAGCGTGGTCGTATTACCCGGTGATCCGTATTTAACACCTAACAATAATTCTTATATTAACATCTCACCTTTAGCAACCTTTAAGATCCTAATGGCCGTACCTGCTTTAGATAATCAAGGCAACCTAGCCGGTATTGAAAACATGATCTCACAAGTTGTGACTAAACTAACCGCAGCTAGTAATCTGCAACTAACTTACACAAGTGTCTCCGCTCCAGCTATTGCTAGTGTGGCAAGTGGAGATTTATTAACTGCTGAACTAACAATGACAATCCTAACGGAATGGAATTAAAATGAGCACCGATGCAGAAAACTTAGCCTTCTTGAAAAAGATAGGTCAGATCCAAGACACACCGGCACCAACCCCTGCACCAACTAAAGAAAAAGAAAAGGAGTAATCATGGCCATATTTTTGAATAATGGCGTATCAGTTACGTTAAACAGCGTTGATCTATCAGCGTATGTAACAGCTGTAACCATTAATCAATCATTTGATGAACTTGAGGTAACAGCTATGGGTAGAGAATATTGCCCGCTAGCAGCGTAAGCTACTAGAATAACTACTTCGCTATATCGGTGAAGGCCCCCAGAAAAGGGTTAATACCGAGGCAACCTGCGAAAGCAGAGAGTCCGTAACGACTACACGCGAAGCCCCTAGAGATAGGGTGAAGATATAGTCTGATCTGTATCGATGGTAAAGATACAGAAGTAAGCAGAAATGACTTACTCACCGCAAGGTGGTAACAGAATGGATACCGCTCACAAGTTCGCCAAAGGATTAGAGGCAAGCACTATTACTTTAGATTTCCTAAATGATAACGCTGCTGCCACAGTAATCCCTACATTACGTGCTGCTTATGGCACTACTGTAACCTGCGTAATTAAGCAGACATCATCTGCCGTATCTGCCACTAACCCTTCATACACAGCATCTGTATTGGTCAATAACCTACAGAATGTAAACGGAGCAGTAGGCGATATCAGCAATCAATCAATCACATTTACCTGCAATAGCACAGTAGCTGTAGCAGTAGCATAAGGAGATCTAATGGCAAAGCTAAAGATAACAAGGGCTAACGGCGAAGTTTCAGAGCACAAAATTACGCCGGGTGTCGAATATTGCTTTGAATTGAAATATGGCTCAGGTATTAGCAAAGTCCTACGTGACCATGAAAGGCAAACCGAGATTTACTTCTTGGCGCATGAGTGCTTACGTAGGGCAAATGTTGTAGTACCTATCTTTGGATCAGAGTTTATAGAGACTCTAGATACTGTAGAAGTATTGGATGAAGAAAAAAACTAATAGGGCGTGACTCATTCTTATATACGATCGCTAGCCTATCTGTAGAGACAGGGATCGCGCCTAGTGAGTTTATAGATATGGATAGTGACATGCTACGAGCAATCGTGCAGGTCTTATCCGATAGAGCTAAGGAGATTAAGAATAATGCCAGTAAACGTAACAGGCGTTAAACAACTCCAAAAGGCTATGCGCGAGGTAGATAAAGACCTTAACAAAGAGATGTCTAAAAACATTAAGCAAGCTATGTTAATTGTGCGTGATCGAGCACGTGGATATTTGCCACAGCAAAACGAAGTATTAAGTGGTTGGGGTAAAGGCACAGCATCGGCTGAGACAGTAAAAGATCTCAAGTCATTATTTCCACCTTACAATTATGAATTTGCAAAAGATGGCGTGGCTTATTCAGCAGGTCAAAACAAACGCAATAACAGAGGCTTTAAAGCTGCATTTTATGTTTACAATAATTCTAGATCCGGCGCTATCTTTGAAACAGCAGGTCGCTTAGGTAAGCCTAGAAACAACAGATCCTTAAATACAAACGCACCAGAGCAATTTAATGCAGCAGCAGAGATGTTATCTAGCATGAAAGGCCAGGGCAAGCAAAGAGGCCGAGTTATATTCCGCGCTTGGGATGAGACTAAAAACAGAGTTATACCAGAGGTAGTCAAGGCTATTGACACAGTAGCGGTTAAGTTTATTAAAGACACAAATATTAGAAAGGCTGCATAGTGCCTAATTTAATTGTCAGCGCAGTCAGCACCTTTGATAACAAAGGACTTAAAAAGGGTACAAAGGAAATATCGGCATTTGACAAGAATGTAAAAAAACTAGGCAAGACATTTGCTAAGACCTTTGCTGGCTATCAATTACTAGCATTTAGTAAAAAGGCTGTACTGGCATTTGCAGCTGATGAAAAGGCTGCTAAATCATTAGAGTTACAATTAAAGAATACCGGCTTCCAATTCTCCAGCCCAGATGTAGAGTATTACATAGCCAATCTGCAGAAGTTATACGGCGTATTAGATGATGAACTACGCCCAGCATTTCAGACTTTGCTTACAGCTAGCGGATCAATTACTAAAAGCCAAGCAGCATTATCTACTGCCCTAAATGTATCGGCTGCAACTGGTAAGAGCGTTCAAGAGGTAAGCGCAGCCCTGGCTAAAGGCTTTACAGGGCAGACCACAGCCCTAACTAGATTAGGCGCAGGGTTAAGTAAGGCCACGTTAGCAAGTGGTGACATGAATGAAATCATGGCTCAGTTAGATCAAAAGTTTGCAGGTCAGGCATCAGCTAGGTTAGATACTTATGCTGGCAAGATGGATAAATTAAAAGTTACAGCAGCAGATGCCACAGAGATTATAGGTAAAGGTTTGCTAGATGCTTTGGCTAAGTTAAGCGGTGATACTACTTTAGCAACTTTCTCAGATCAGGTTAATGCTTTAGCCACCAATATTGCTAAGTTAATAAGCGGTCTTGGAAGGTTTGCATCTACCTTAAAGCCAGGCAACATGGTCAAGGTAAACGGCGAGTACAGACTAAAGTCAGAGATACCTAAATCTAACTTTACTTACAGCTTAGGCTCTGGTGCTGGTGCTGAGATAGCAAGAGCGCAAGAAAAGAAAAAGATTAAAGAGGCAATTACCTTACGCACACAGGAAAATGCCCTACTAAAGAAAAAAACAGCAGTAGATGAATTACGAGATAAGTTTGACTTAGAGCGCATAGGACTAACTGCAGCTCTTAACTCTGCTACCGATGAGGAAACTAAACTACGCATCAAAGCACAGTTAGCAATTTTAGATAATAATGACGCTTTGGCTAAAAAATATTTGGCTGAAATGGCAGCAGCAGAGGCCGCTAGGTTAATGGCTGAGTCGATGAAAAAAAGCGCAGAGGCTTTAGAGGCAGCCTTTCAAGCAACTATTGCACGTCTAGCAATATATGATCCAGTTAGAGCATACGGCCCAACTAACGGCGGTGGCGGTGGTGATGGTGGTGGTGGCGGTGGTATTCCATCTCCTATGATGACACAAGCAGCAGATTATCAATCTTATCGGGCAGGTGAGCGTGCTACTAATATAACCTTAGAGTTAGCCCCTAACACAGATACGCTTGGCCAATTATTCTATGACGCATTCTTAATCAACCAGAGAGATGGTAAATCACAGCTGTATAACGGCGGCATCAAGGGTGGATAACTAATGGCCGTACCTACAATCAATGCGATACTAAATTTTTCGAGCGGGCCAGCAACTGCACAGGCTATGCAGATAGACATAGGCAAGATCGGTGTAAACGTGTTTGCCGATGCTGTAGCCGTAATTGTAGATGTTAGTAATCAGGTTAATTATGTTAAGACTCAACGAGGCCGTAACAGCTTGTCAGATCAATTCCAGACAGGCCAACTTACTTTACGCATCATAGATCAGAATGGTGATTTTAATCCGCTCAACCCGTTATCGCCATATTATGAACTTTTAACACCGATGAAAAAAGTACAGATAACTGCTACCTACTCAGCAGTAACATATCCAATATTCTCAGGCTTCATTACTTCATACGTTAATACTCAGCCAGCAGATGCTACAGAGGTAGCCTTTACAACCATCACAGCTGTAGATGCTTTTAGATTAGGCAACCTTGCACAGATCTCTACTGTTACAGGTGCTACGGCTGGTGATTTATCTGGCACTAGAATAAATCAGATCTTAGATGAGATTGATTGGCCAGGCACTATGCGCGATGTAGATGCAGGTTTAACTACTATGCAAGCCGATCCCGGTACTGCTAGGACTTCTCTACAGGCTATGCAAACTGTCACCGACTCAGAGTATGGTGCGTTGTACATAGACCCTACCGGTAGTTTTACCTTTCAAGATAGGGCTTTAACTGTCTCATCTATTGGAGCTAGCCCTACAGTATTTGCAGATAATGGCACAGGTATTAAATATGCCAATGCAGTATGGATACTAAATGACTCTCTAGTTTTTAACTCTGCCACAGTTAGCAGGACAGGCGGTAGCCCTCAAACAGCTACTAACGCAGCCTCTATTGCTAAATACTTCTTACACTCTTATAACCTACAGGATTTATTGATGCAGACCGATGATGTAGCCCTAGATTATGCAAGGGCTTATGTAGCCAGCAGAGCTGAGACCAGCATCCGATGCGATGCCATAGAGCTTGATCTATACACCGATAACTACAACACAGGCATACTTGCAGCCCTAGACCTAGACTTCTTTGATCCGATCACAATTATCACCACTCAGCCTGGTGGATCGTTATTAGAGAAAACCCTGCAGATCTTTGGGGTAGCCAACACGATTACCCCAAATAGTTTCAAAACTGTCTTTACAACGCTAGAACCCGTCATAGATGGGTTTATAATAGGCAACATAGATTATGGTGTCATAGACCAAAGCGTACTATCTTATTAAGGAGATATAATGCCAACTTTTCCAGTAGTTACGGGTGACGTACTTACCAGTACAATCTTTAACGGCTTACCAGCCTTTACAGTACAAACTGCTAAGACAGCAGATTACACAGCTGCAACTGGTGACCAGTACCAACAGTTAATACCTATGAACAAAGCAACAGCGATAGCATTTAAGATACCAACAGATGCTACATATAATTTTCCAATAGGCACAGTTATTACAATACTAAGTATTGGTGTAGGTACTTGCACAATTAGCGCAGTAACTTCAGGCACTACTACAATATTAAGCGCTGGTGCAGTAGCAGCATCTCCAACACTTACACAATATAAATCAGCAGCATGTATTAAAACTGCTGCTAATGCTTGGTATATTGTTGGGGCTATTGGATAGTGTTAAATATAATTGCTGGAATATTAGCACCAACTACTGTGCCAATAACACCATTAGATGTTGAATATTTAACAGTTGCAGGTGGCGGTGGCGGTGGTTGGAATATTGGTGGCGGTGGCGGTGCTGGTGGTTATCGCACTAATTATGGTGGTTCGCCTTTATCATTAAGTTTATTAACAAATTATTCTGTAACTTGTGGCGCAGGTGGTAGCGGTGCTAGCTCAGGTTCGGGCGGTGCTACTAATGGTAGCAATAGTATTTTTAGTAGTATTACTTCAACTGGTGGCGGAATAGGTGCAACCAATGGCGCAGAATTTGCAGCGACAGGTGGTAGCGGTGGTGGCGGTACATATATTCAAGTTGGTTATGATGCCGGCGCTGCTGGTAACACTCCTTCTACCTCACCATCACAAGGTAACGCCGGTGGTAATGGTACTGGTGGTGGTGGATATTCTGCTGCTGGTGGCGGTGGTGCTAGCGCAGTAGGTAGTAATGGTGCTAGCGCAGTATCGGGCGCAGGTGGCGCAGGCTCTAGTAATTCAATAACTGGATCATCTGTAGCTTATGCGGGTGGTGGTGGCGGTGGTGGCCCTTCATCTGGAAGTTTTGTAGGCGGTGCTGGTGGTACTGGTGGTGGCGGTGCTGGTGCTCAAAATAATGTTACTTCTGTTGCAGGAACTGCAAACACAGGTGGCGGTGGTGGCGGCGGTAGCGATCAGAATAATACTTACAGGCCAGGTGCTAATGGTGGATCAGGTGTTGTAATTCTTAGATACCCAACAGCAGCAGGTGTAATTACTATTGGTGGTGGATTAACTGGATCTACTGCAACAGATGGATCTTATAAAGTTACCACTATTACTGCTGGTACTGGAAATGTGAGCTGGACATAATGGCACATTACGCATTTATTACAGATGGCATAGTTACTGAGGTAATTACTGGTATTGATGAAACAGAAACTATAGAAGGTTTAGATACCGAAACTTGGTACGCAAACTACAGAGGACAAACCTGTAAGCGCACTTCATATAATGCAAAGATACGCGGCAATTACGCCGGTATTGGTTATACATATTTACCTTTAGAGGATATTTTTATAATGCCTAAATGCCATGATGAGGCAATATTAAATGCTGCTGCTGCTAAATGGGATTGCACTAATGAGGATCACGATGTCAAGCCCCTGGCTTTCTAAAGCTGCTAAGCAGTTAAGGGATCAAGTTGATACGTGGTTTCCGGATAGGTGTACTAAGAGTCCAGAAGGATGGTTGGGCGATAGTCGCCATGCCAATAGAAAATCGGATCATAATCCAGACGAGTCGGGGTGTTGCAGAGGACTTGATCTTAATTCTAGGTTGGAGTCATCCGATAGCCTCGCACCTTATCTGGCTGACCAGATCAGACTCGCAGCCAAATCAGATCCGCGCATATCATACGTCATCTACAACGGGCGCATATGCTCAAAGATATTAAATTGGAAATGGCGAAAATATAAAGGTATAAACCCACACGCTAAACATATTCATATTAGCTTTACAAAGTTAGGCGATCAAGATGCTACACCGTTTGACATACCACTAATAGGGGGCAAGATATGAAGCTAAGTAAGAAGCAGAAGGCAATACTAAAATCATACTTTAGAGGTGTGTTGGTATCGCTATTAACATTCTTGACCAGTAATGAGTTAGGACTCGACCCAGCCGTATCTGTGATTGTTGCAGCATTAGCCGGGCCAGCAGCTAGGGCTCTAGATAAATCCGATAGTGCTTATGGCCTCGGTGCAGATGAAGCATGACCCCCGGGGAATGGGTTGCATTAGCCGTTGGCGTATGCGCCATCTCTACAAGTTTATTAGTGGCTCTACGATGGGTTATTAAATCTTACCTAGCAGAGCTTAAACCTAATAGCGGTACTAGCATGAAGGATCAATTAACACGATTAGAGTCGCGTGTTGATGATCTCTTTATTCTAATTAGTAAGCGATAATTTAATTATGGCTAACACACGCAAACGTAAGAAAATCAATAGACGTGTAGTGCGTAAATCACCTGACCCATTATCTAAACTTGATGTTTTTATGATTACTAAGCATGAGATCTACAGGGCTGCTAAAAAGGCTGGGTTTAGTAATGAGGTTGCTTGGTTTTTTATGCAAGAAAATAACGCCTTACCGGATTGGATCGCTAACGATAAGCCAGATGCGATCATTCCTAATATCCCTACTCCAGATGAGGATGACGATTAAGCGTTACTTAGTAATAAGTGATCTGCAAGTTCCCTTCCATCATGTAACAGCTGTAAAGAATGTAATTAAGTTAGCGAGGCGAGAGAAGTTTGATAGTGTATTGGTGGTCGGGGATGAAATTGATTTTAACACCATTAGTAAATGGGCTGAGGGCACACCTTTGGCCTATCGCCAAACTATTCACGATGACCGAGAGCTTACTAAAGAGATACTTTGGGATCTCAGCGAGTACAGCGCAGAGTGTCATATTATCCGCAGTAATCATACTGATCGCCTTTATAGCACTTTATTAAAAGTACCTGGCTTAATTAGTTTGCCAGAGCTGCAGTACCCTAAGTTTATGGGCTTTGCCGATATGGGCATGACATACCACAAAGAGGCGTATGAGTTCCACCCTGGCTGGATGCTGGCACATGGCGATGAGGGCAATATGTCACAGCATGCAGGTATTACAGCGCTTAACTTAGCAAAAAAATGGGGTAAGTCTGTCTTATGTGGCCACACTCATAGGCTAGGTATGAGTGCCTATTCAGAGGGCGTAGGAAGCCATTACAGAGCCTTATATGGGGTAGAGGTAGGCAATCTAATGGATAGAAAAAAAGCCTCTTATTTACGCTATGGAAGCGCTAATTGGCAGATGGGCTTTGCTATACTAGAGACCATCGGAAAGGTGCTAACACCAACGTTAGTGCCAGTAGGATCGGATGGCTCATTCGTAGCATTGGGCAAGGCTTACACTTAACATCGTTACACAATCGTTATAGACACGCGACCCTAAATCCTTCTAATTGTCAGACTAAAACCACACACTACTGCTATGCCACAAAGTATGTGAGCATAGATAGGGCTATATGAGTTTAAGAGACTCCGCTTATGCATGGTTTTACGTCATGCTTGCAATCGGTGTGCTGTATTGGTACATCGAACATGTTAGAGAAAATGCAGCTGTAGTACATTACTGGCGCGGTCGCAAAGATGGTTGGGATATGCACCGCCGTATGATGGAGAATAAATCTAATGCCGACAAATACTGAGAAGCTGTTTAACGATGCCACAACACTTGTCCACGAACGTGGCGTTGTCTATGGGCATGCAATTTACAACATGCAACGTATATCTAAGTCAATCAGCTCATACATTGACTTTCCAATCATGCCTCACGACGTACCGATTATTAACGTTCTCCAGAAAATATCCAGGCTGGCTGAGAGTCCTGGACACGAGGACAGTATCGTGGACATCATCGCATACATGGCAATCTACAAAATGTGTATCGATGCCGAGACCGATGGCGAGTTTGAGTTTAGAGAGGGTGAGTAATGTTTAATTTAGCTGATTATGAAACAGTCGAAAGCCGACTAGAGAAATGGTGGAGGGATTACCCAGATGGGCGAATATCTACAAAGATCGAGCAGGCCACAGACACTAGATACATTGTTAGTGCTGAATTATTTAGAACGGAAGCAGATACAAAACCCTACTCGACTGGGCTTGCTAGTGAAAGCGTTAGTGATCGCGGTGTCAATTCGACTTCTGCATTGGAGAATGCGGAGACTTCAGCGATCGGCAGAGCGCTTGCAAATGCAGGTTATGCGGCTAAGGGCAAACGTGCCAGTAGAGAGGAAATGACTAAAGTTGCAGAGTTCAAACCTAAATACGGCGCACCCGGATCTAAGTCAGCTGCTATGGAGATGGCGCTGCATCTTGTGGACACACAGGCTAAAGCAGTTGCTAATGAGTCTGATCCTGTTGTTTGGTCTGTTGGTGAAAGCGTTGTACAAATTGCTCAAGTCGCTAGTGTTGGTTTTACTTGTAAGCATGGCGATATGGTAAAGAAAGAAGGCATCGCTAAGGCTACAAATAAACCTTATGCAGGATATGTATGCAGCGCACCTAAAGCAGATGCCTGTGATGCTAAGTGGGCAAAACTTACAGCTGCTGGTACTTGGTATTGGCCAGATGATGCTGAGCAAGGTAAAGGGGGTGAGTAAATGGGATATTTAGAAATACTTGATGGGTCAGGGTTTACATTACGCATGGAAAATGATAAGCAAACCCTAACGCCGTCTTATGACTTATGTGTAGCTTGTAATGATGACAGGCTTATACATAGTGGTAATTACTTAGTTTGTACTAGATGCCATACCAGGCAATAAGGATATTATCATGAAGCATGCACAATTTAAGTGTAACGGCTGCAAGAGAGACACAGAGTTTCTGTGGCTTGAAGCTCTTGTTATTGGTGAGGGCTTTAAGGCCTACCAATGTATGAGCTGTGGCTGCGTAGGTGTTAAGAATATAGCTGAGGCTTTGCATACACCAGATGCTGATGTGTGCCGGTGCGATAAGTGTGGTGCTTGGATGTTTGCAGCCTCCGAGTGCCACACTTGTCTATTAGTTAGTGCTAAATAATGGCCGATAGCGATATTGATTGGGCTATGCAAAATCAGCTGCGCCGAGAATGGTTGGCTAATAATCCTGATGCAGAGTATCCGGGATGGTTGTCTATATGATCGCTGGTTATGACCAGACTTGGCTTGATACAGATGATTTACGTATTATGACTTGCCGTCTGACCTGCGGTTATGCTGATTGATTTGACATGATGTGCTACCCTAAAAAGCGTTCGATCCTAAATCGAAAAGCTGAGCCAACGGTAGGCGGGCTCGGAAGGCGCAGAGTTTGGTGTCTCCTATGTGTAATGGTATTTACTTTACTCTTTTCAAAAGATTATTCCGTTGCAGCTGATAACTCAATACCTAATCTAAAGCTCTTTGCATATAACTCATTTAAGTCATGGGATCAATTTAGTTGTTATAACTACATAATCATTCAAGAGAGTAAGTGGAATTATAAAGCCCGTAATGGTAGTCATTATGGTCTAGGGCAGATGCGTAACCCATTAGTGTTATCACTTACACCTAAAGAGCAGATCACCTGGCATATGCGCTATATTGGTCACCGGTACGGATATGTGAATGGTGAGCCGAATGCTTGCCGAGCAGCTGAGCATCTACTTAGTAAGGGTTGGCATTAGTGGTACAAAAGACAAGTAAGTCACAGCGTGCGATTGGTACGCAGAAATGGAAGAAGCTGCGATTAATTGTATTGGCCAGGGATGGGTATGTGTGTTACGTATGTGGTAGTGGTGATGCTAACCAAGTAGATCACATCTATCCACGTAGCAAGGGTGGCGCAGCATTTGATCCGCTTAATTGTGCAGCTATATGCAGGCCATGCAATATGCGTAAGGGTGATAAGGTTTTTTTAGCCAAAGAGGCGACCCCCCCTGTCTTTCCAATGTCCTCTCCCTCCGAGACGGTCCGGATCATTCCAGACTCACCATTTACGCGGCCAGATTGATATTGATATGAGCGAGATTGATACCAATGTTGTACCTATCAAACGAGGGGTCGGGAAAAAAGAGCTTATAGGTAGCACAATTCCACGCATCCACACGCCTTTATTAAAATGTGCTACAAAATCTGAGGAAGTAGCACAATTAGCCGAGAAAATAGGTTTACCACTTATACCCTGGCAACGCTGGGTGCTAGATGATCTGTTGTCTGTAGATGCAACTGGTAACTGGCTAAAAAAGTCAGCATTATGTTTGGTAGCTCGTCAGAATGGTAAGACTCACCTGGCTCGCATGTTAATCCTTAGTCATTTATTCCTATGGGGTTCTAAGAATGTATTAGGCATGTCATCTAATCGAAATATGGCATTAGATACATTTAGGCAGGTTGCTTATACAATTGAGGATAATCCATTCTTAAAAGCGCAGGTAAGACAGATAAGACTTGCTAACGGCCAGGAGTCGATCACTTTGCTTAATGGCGCAAGGTATGAGATTGCTGCAGCTACAAGGGATGCACCCAGAGGTAAGACAGCCGACTTCTTATATCTTGATGAGCTAAGAGAATGGTCGGATGAAGCATTTACAGCTGCTTTGCCAGTAACACGTGCTCGGCCTAATGCCATGACCTTTATAACAAGTAATGCCGGTGATGGGTTTAGTAATGTGCTAAATGATTTAGTCGAACGTTGCAAATCTTACCCACCTGCTAATTTAGCATTCTATGAATACTCAGCTCCTCAGCATTGTAAAATACATGATCGCAAAGCATGGGCTATGGCTAATCCAGCATTAGGGCATTTAATTACAGAGCAGACATTAGAGGAGTCAGTAAATACAAACAGCGTAGAAGCGACTAGGACAGAGATGCTTTGCCAATGGATTGACTCAGCTGTCAGCCCCTGGGTATATGGTTCGATCGAGGCATGCAGCGACTCAACACTAGAGATACCTATTGGCCCGGCAACAATTATGGCATTTGATATTGCCCCTACTCGCAGATCCGGTGCGTTAGTAGCAGGACAAATTAAAGATGGCAAGATCGCTGTCGGGTTAATGCAGCTATGGTCTAGTGAGGTAGCCATAGATGAGGTCAAGATGGCAAGTGATATAAATGATTGGGCGCGTAAGTATCGGCCTACTGTTATCTGCTTTGACAAGTACGCCACACAAACATTAGCGACAAAATTAGAGCAAAGCGGATGGCGCGTGCAGGATGTATCTGGTCAAGCCTTCTACCAGGCATGCAGCGACTTATCAGATACTATGGCTAATAGCAGATTAGTACATTCTGGGCAAACAGATTTAGTACAACACTTAAATAACTGTGCTGCTAAGACTAATGATGCTGGCTGGCGCATAATCCGGCGCAAGTCTGCTGGTGATGTTACAGCTGCTATCTCCCTTGCTATGGTTGTATCAGAATTAACAAAACCGCAACGCACCGCCGCTATATTTGCCTAATTTGCACCTTATGTCCTAATTGTGGTATAAAGTACCTATATGGGTATATTGTCTGCTTTGGGAATTACATCTAATAACAGATCCGTTAAAGCGCAATACGCCCCTGCCGTTATGAATGACGGATATGGATTTAGCGGAGTAGGTAACACATTTGGCTACGGGCCAATGGATCGTGCATTGGCTATGCAAGTACCAGCTGTTGCAAGGTGTCGTAACTTAATTGCTGGTGTAATTAGTTATCTACCTTTAGAGCTGTATAAAAAATCTACAGGTGCAGAATTAGGATCACCAGTTTGGTTAGAGCAGCCAGATATTAGGCAGCCACGATCTGTAACAATATCTGCAACAATAGATAGCCTTATATTTTACGGCGTTGCTTATTGGCGTGTAACAGAAGTTTACGCAGATGACTTGCGACCTTCACGCTTTGAATGGGTAAGTAATTTAAGAGTTAATGCACAATTAAATCCTAAAGGTACAGAAGTTATGTACTACACAATAGATGGCACGCAAGTACCTATGTCTGGCCCTGGATCTCTTATTACATTTCAAGGATTGATACAAGGCGTATTACAAACAGCAGGGCGCACAATACAAAGCGCACTAGATATTGAAAGAGCAGCAGCTGTAGCATCACAGACTCCAATGGCTACAGGATACCTAAAAAATACCGGAGCAGATCTGCCAGAGGATCATGTACAAGGATTATTAGCAACATGGAAAGCAAGCAGAGCATCACGATCTACTGCATACCTAACTAGCACATTATCTTATGAGTCTGTCGGATTTAGCCCTAAAGATATGATGTATAACGAAGCATCACAGTATTTAGCAACACAGGTAGCACGTGCTATGAATGTACCTGCATATTACATAAGTGCAGATATGAATAACAGCATGACTTATCAAAATATTATCGATGGCCGTAAAGAGTTTGTAGCCTATTCCCTGCAACCATTTATCTGTGCTATTGAGGATAGATTAAGCATGAATGACATAACTGCTAACGGCAACGTTGTAAAGTTCAATATTGAGGAGTCATTCTTACGAGCTGACACAATGAAGCGACTAGAAGCAATAGAAAAAATGCTAACACTTGGTTTAATAGATTTAGACCATGCCAAAGAAATGGAAAACATGACACCAGAGGGAAGTGAGTCAAACGATGCTACTTACGTTCAGTAGTTCAGTAGAAAGCGCAGATACAGAGCGCAGAGTTATCGCTGGCAAGATTGTGCCTTATGAAGTAGTAGGCAACACATCTGCTGGCCCGGTAGTGTTTGCTAAAGACTCAATAGATATAGGCGATCCCGGCAAGATTAAGATGCTTATGCAACACAAAGCAGATATGCCAATAGGTCGCATGCAGAAATTCCAAAAGGCAGAGGATGGCATTTACGCTAGCTTTAAGATTAGTTCAAGTATGTCTGGACAAAACGCATTGGTTCTTGCACAAGAACAACTAATTGACGGCCTGTCTGTAGGCGTGGAAGTAAGCGGATCAAAACAAACTAAAGATTATTTATATGTAACTAAGGCAACTCTTAAAGAGGTAAGCCTAGTCGAGACACCAGCGTTCGCTGAGGCGAATGTAACTAAGGTTGCTGCTAGCGAAAGCGAAACAGACTCAACACCAACTACTACGGAAAGTGAGGCTATCTTGGATACAACTCCAGAGCCAACTGTTACACCGGCAGAGGTTGCTCCAGTAGAAGCCGCACGCCCAACGATTAGTGCAGCTATTTATTCAGAGCCACGTACGCCAATCAATTCACAAGCCAAATATCTGCAATATGCAGTAAAAGCACAATTAGGAGATCACGAAGCTGGTCTATGGGTACGCGGCGAGGATGCTAAGGCATTAAAGATCAAAGCAGCCGATGACTCATTTACAACCAATCCAGCATTTTCACCCGTTTCCTATGCTACTACGGTCGTAGATACACTTATTGGATCACGCCCAACTATTGAGGCATGCGGTGGAGCTAAAGTAATTCCTAATTCTGGAATGACTATTTCACATCCAAAGATTACAACTTCAGGTACTGTTGCAGAAACAGCTGAAGCTGCTGGCCCATCTGAGACCGGTATTGTATCTGCATACGTAAATGCAACTGTAAAAAAGTATGCTGGACTACAACGCTACTCAGTAGAATTATTAGAGCGTTCATCTGATAATCCTGCATTCTTTCAG